TCAAATTTCCAGTCTCTCTCATCATCGGGAGACCACTTGTGCTCAAACTTTGCTTTAGCAGAGAGTGAGTCTGTTACCTTAAACTTTGTTCCAACTTCAGCAACCTTGAATCCTTCAGCGTCACCACTATCAGGAGAAGTAATACCACCACCTGCTTCAAGATATGATTTACCCAATCCAAGATCAAAGGTGTGTCCGATTCGTGCTGTATTTACTGTTTTACTATATCCATCCTCGTCACCTTTAAATTCGTGCTTGGTGGATACATAGGGGCCTGCAAATGCTGGTGCGGATACACCAAGTGCGAGCAGGACGGCTGCGAATGCTTTCATTAGTTTTTATAGAAACTGTACTATCTATACATTATATCAATTTAATTTGATATGTCAATTAAGGGACGGTTAAGGTGTGATGATTATAACATAAAAAAAAGACCCCCTACAATGTAGAGGGTCTTATTATCTCGAACTCTAATATTTAGAATACGAACTTAGCACCGATCTTACCGCCCCAGTTGACTACATTGTCGCCATCAGAGTCTTCGCCATCAGAGATGCCTGAAAGCTCTCCGTAGAATGCTAGATCTTCTGTAGCTGCAATAGAAGCACCGATCTTACCAGATAGTTCTGTCTCGTTCTCATCTGTAGTGTCAGAATGAACTAGTGAAGGACCACCTTGGATGTAATAAGCAAGTTTGCCTTCGCTTGTAGAACCTTCGTATCCGATATGAAGATCAGAAGTTGCTGATGAATACTCTCCATCAGGATATGACAAGTTACTCTCTACATTCACATATGGACCAGCAAAAGCTGCACCAGCGAGTAGGAATGGAGATGCTGCAACAGCAGCGATTGTTGATTTGATTGACATGATTGTTTTAAAGTATCTCGCATGGGAATTAAAAAAACCCTGCGGATGATAGCACCCCCGACATGGGGTACTGTTTACATTCGCAAAGGGTTACGATTCTTTCGAGTCCTTTACTGAATTGTCACACTACTGTGTGTGCCAGTTGTATGTATTTATTGTAACATGAGTTTACAGATTTTGTCAAGGGGTTCGGTTCCACACCCAACTGAAGGGACATTTACTCTTGGGTGTAGTAGGTTTGAACAAACTATCATAAGACCAATCTCTATTATCTTCTATCTTATGATACTCCTTCCTAAAACTAGGATCTGTCTCCTCTTTTAATACAAATGAATCATTTAAATCTGATGAATAAAAAGATACTTTGAAGAGAGGATCACCTTTCTTTATAACAACTTCTTTATCCTCATCAACGATTGTCATTCCAACACTTGTTATTCTTGACCAATTGGAAAGATTAAACCACCCACCAACTGCAACAAAATTATTACTATAAGAAGTCATTGGATGATCTCTCATTTCAAACCATATATTATCATCATTAGTCCAGAATAAGAACTGTGGATCTTGCATTTGGATAACTGGACTAGGTGATTCATCATCCTCATATTGAATAGCATCTGGATCATCAGTTATAATCTTTCTATTCTTTCTATCAACCTTAACTGAATAATCAAAAGGAGATAGACAAACAAAAGTTCTATCAACTTTATGTCCCCATACAGGACACTGTGTATAAACAAACCTACTATCTACTAAATCTGATTCTTTATGTAAACTTCCTGAAGGATTGGAGCAACTAAAATAATTAATTACCCTAGTTGTCATTGACCTTCAAAACCTGGTGGTAGAGTACCTAGGTACGGATTTAACTGATATAATTGTTCAGGATTTTCCACTCCATTAACTTCATTCTTCCAGAACTGCCATAAAGCATCGTGACAATTCTTATGATATACATCCACATGAATGTCATGTATATCTGATCCAAGATCAATCTTATATAAGAAAATAGGAAACGCATATGTTAATCCAGTATTGTATATTAAATCATCTGCTACAGCACGAGGAAGAACTTTCTGATCAATCTTATACTTATCTCCTTTAGTATGAAGATCTAAAAGTTTCTGAGCATATCTTCTATTAATTACATAAGCAGCAGTAGAAAAATCATTCACATATCTACGATGAATCTGTGCATGACCACCAGAAGGATTGATAACTGCTAACTGAATACAGTCCCAACCATGTGGTGCATTAGCTATAATATCTTTCCAACTAAATGGCCAATGCCTTACTACAGATATATCACAATCATCCTCCATCATAATAGCAGTATCAGCATCACTAGTCTCTAACCAATACTTCATTGCTTTAAGATGTGATGTGGTACATCCAATCTCACCTGATGACATATTGTCTGGATACTTACCAGTTAAAATATCACTAAGGTCATCTTCTCTACCATCATATGCAGAGATCCTAGTATGATTTGATAATTCCCAGTAAGCAAACTGTTCTTCCATGTACTGAGCACGATCTTCCTTATCATCAAGGTTGATCCAGTAAATATGAGGAAGTCCTTTCAGTTTTTGAGCAGACTTATTCTTATCCAGTATAAAACTTGTCATCCGATCACCTTCTTGACAGTGGGTAAATAATGAGTCTTAATAACATTCTCCCATGAGAATTGTTTAGCATACTTTAAGATCTCTGATCTATTTGCAACAGAGTACTCTCTATTCTTTTTAATAGCATACTCCACAAACTGTGGGTCATCAATCTGATTTTCTGGAATCACAGTAATGAATTCCTTATCAAGATCTAGATTAGCAGTAGCGAACTCACTCACAACCACCCCTAGACCAGCAGCAAATGCCTCCATAATGACCAGAGAGTGTGCTTCACCATCTGATAGGAGGACAAGGTTCCCATAGTCTGTTAGATAGTCGTGAAGATATTCCTTCTTCCATTCACCAAGATAGTTATGGTTCTCATTGAACCTCTTGTCTGCTATGTTACCAGCAAAGAAGAGACTGTCTATTGACTGGAACTTATGTTGACGCTTACGATAATCAATCTTTGCTAAGTAAATGCTACGGTCAGGGAACTCAGGGGTATCAGTATGACGGAAGAGACTGAGATCAACACCATTAGGTACAACAAACAACCTATCATCAGGGATACCACCGAGTATAGAATACGCTTTCTTAATACTTTCTGATAAGCAGAAGACATTTGGTTTAGATTGTTGAAAGAGTCCGAAGATCCTACCATAACCATTCATCTTCTCAGGTTGCTCAAGGTACGCAAAGTGTGTCGTACATGCACAAGGATATTGGATGTAAGGATATAATACTATCCAATCATCATACTGTATGTGGCAGAAGTCTGGTTGAAAATCATTAAGTCTATGAATAATTTCCTTAGGGTTACTAATGTTCAGAATCTGTACTGTATGCCCTAACTTCTCTAGGGTTACTTTATAATCCCAGATCAAACTTTCAACTGCTCCCCATCCTACAGGTGGTATTGGTGTAGCAGGTCCAACTATACTAAATCTCATAACAATGATTGTAACTTAGGTATGTACTCGTAGGCAAGAATATTTTCTAATCCAAATGTATCTATACCATATTTTCTGATCTCTTTTCTGATCTGCCTTGAGTGTCTCTTGTTCTTATCAACTACAGATTGAATATACTCAATATCTTTTATCCTATCTTCTGGAATCACATCAATAAATGATTTAGATGTATCTAATTCAGGAGACACTGCTTCTGATACTACCACACCCAAACCACAAATCAAAGATTCCTTAACAACTAATGGTGTAGTATTCTCTACCTCACTTAGCAAGATAAAGTTTGAATAGTTTGTAATAGCCTGATTCAATATCTCCCTCTGCAATTCTCCTTTATAATGCTTACCTCTAAATCTTCCTGGTTCTCTACGACCAAAGATATCAATGTTCTCAAGATCTTCTAAGATATACTGCCTCTTTCTATCACATATCTGAGAAAAATGTAATGTCCTATCAAACTGAGCATACTCATTAAACTGATATGGATCACACCTAACACCCAACTTACTCAACCAAGTGTTCTCTACTACTGCACCATAATCGCAGAAGGTATCAATATCTTTCTGGCTTGATGCAAAGATATGAAAATCTTTATTCTCTCTTATTGCTGAGAAGTGTTCACCATACCTATCCTTACCCCACATAGCAGGAGTATTGATATATGGATAGTGACTAGAGACAATTAATCTCTTGCAAAGAGGGACAAGATCAGTAATAATGTCAGAGAAAACATCATAGTGGAGGTGTACAATATCAAAATGTCCATGCTCTACTTCAAACTTAATTAATTCTTTGTCTTGTGTATTGATTATCTGTACTCTGTGTCCCAAGTCCTTAAGAATAAGAGCATAATCCCAGATCAACATCTCTACAGCACCCCACTTTGGTGGTGGGATCTCCATGATACCAGGACCAATTAAAGCAATCTTCATACCCAAATCAATTTTCATCTGTAGTCCTCCCAGTACATAACTTTTTTCAACTCCTCTACAGGAGTACCATACTGTCCCAAAGTGGCAACATTTTGACAAGCACTGTGGAATAAAAAGATTGGTTTCATCTCGGTCTCTTTTGGATTAGAACCATACCATACACCATCTCTTAATTCCATAGGTTGATAGTCATGAGCAGCACAATGATTGAATGATCCATTGGTAAACTTATAATTACCCCATTCATTCAGTGCAAGACAGAGAATCATTTCATCTGTAACACCACTATGCAATCCACCGTCAGAGAATATATCAGTAAAGATCTTATCATACTTCTCAAAGAGTTCGTTATGCTTATCCTTCTGAAATAAGAATGCACCAGAAGCAGCATAGTCATATGACTTAGTATCCTTAGGAATATAATCTCCAGTATTAGTTAAGTTAACCTTAGTAGCAGCAAGAAAATCCTGCAAAGTAGGAACCCACCAATGCTTAGTACAAAGGAACTTATCCTCTGCCTCCTCCATTAACTCATCTGTCCTATCATTAATTACTACTGTGTCAGTATCCATATAGAAACAGTAATCTGTTTCAACATGCTTGTACAGGTTATAGCGTTCCTTCCATATGTGTGGTTGGAAATAGTTTCTATCATCTTCATTCTCTATCTTCTCTGCTTGAGCCTTAACAATCTTGACATTAGGTTCATCAATACTTAACCTATCATCCATATCAATAATAAGAACCTCATGATCTTGCTTCACTCTCTCAAGAGATTCACATGCCCTCATCAAGTTAGTATAATATATGTCATCGCCACCAACGATGAATCCAAAGGTTACTTTACTCATCTGTCTGCTTTAATATAGACCCATGACTTATAAGCATACTCATTAGTCAAATGAATACCTCCCCATACTTCCTCATCAAAGAACTCTTCTAGAGCACCCTCAACATCAAAGTAATCAGCAGTTACATTGTCAGGGTCACAATAAGTATCATGTCCTGCTATTATACCACCATATTTAACCTTTGGATACCATGCTTTAAGATCTTCTAGCACAGCTTCTTTAGTATGATCAGCATCCAAGTAAACATAATCAAAAAATTCATCTTCAAACTTTGCTGCCCAGTCTACTGAAGCACCTTTACACATCTCCACCTTAGGATTATTACCATAGAGTTCTTTAACTCTAGCATGTCCTTGCTCTACACGATCTTCAAACTTAGTGAAATGAGCATCGTTACCTTCTGTCTGCCACTTATCAATAAGATAAAATTTTTCTACAGAATCTTTCATCTGTGGGTAATAGATATCTAAGTATCCTCCATACTCTACACCAACCTCTGCTACCTTAAGAGGCTTCCATTCTTCTAAACTATCACATACTACAGTAGGTAAATGATCTCTAGAAAATTCAAAGTGTTGAAACTTAGGATTGATATCAAATTTGAGTGGGTTGTACATAACTACAGCAGTTTTAAAATACCTTGGGATCGATTCATGAATGTGTGTTTATCTTTGACAATAAGCATCTGATGTCGAATCAAATCAACATTCTGATACTTAGCAAAACCTTTGAGGAATAGTTCTTTAATATCCTCTGAGCATACTATACTATCATCAACAAACTTAGCAAGTTTAGGTGCGTTAGTCATACCTAGGTGACCATAACTGATCGCCTTAAAGATACGGCAACTCTTAACACCCCATGCTTTATGAGTCTCATTTCTGAGATCAGGTTGCATGATAGACTTCTGCATATACTCTCTGTATACTTCATCAGGAAGTGGTTGAACCCAAGGGTCACTATGATAGCATTGAATACCAGCATAACGACACTCTTGCATCCACTCATTGATAGCAGGTCCATTAGCAAAAGGACCACTCGGAGATATGCTACCGATCATATAATATTCTGGATCTCTCTTTCTGGTTGCCCAGTTTAGATCAATCTCATGTGGCAATAGGTTTGCTGCCCATGCCATGTATATTATATCATAATCAGAAGAATTCTTATCGTAGAGTACACCTGACTCTAACTCTTCACAATTATCATAATCTACAGTATATGTATAATTGGTATCTTCAATATAATCCACATGATATCTCATGTCAATTAACTTCTTGACATTACCAAGATACTTCTCTGGATTTACACAGACATGGCATACATATGTACTACTCTTCCTTAAAGGAATTTTTTTATCTTTATATCCTTCGCAAAAGAATAAGCAGTCTTCATAATCAAAGTCCTCTGGATGATTCTCATCAGTAAACCAGAAGACTTCGTACCCTTGGTACTCGAATGCTTTCTTAAATGCCTCATAGATGTAAGAATAGGTATCCGTATGTAGAGGATACCCCCACAGTACTACTTTCATACCTTCCCTAGCATATAATCTTCTGCTTTCTTAGTCTCTCCAGTCACACACTTCATAGCATCAATAGTATGAGAAGGAACAAGATCAGGATGAGCCCACCAGTCTTCAAATGGATGAGAATCATCTACTGATATATTGTCTGCAATCAATTCATATCCTCTATCCTTAAGATACTCTCTAGACTCATCACGAACTTGTGGTCCATCGTTATAAGAGTCATGCTCAAAGGTAATAGTAGCAAATTTATATTTGTCTAAATTTACTTTTAACATAGCATCAAAGGTAACCCTTGCTGGTTCACAATCTACCTGTAGATAATCAAACTGAGGTCCAAGATTAATCTCTTTAAACAACTCATCAAAATCTGCAGTAGTAGCATCACCTAAAGCAACAGGTGCTTTACGATTATCATTATAAAGATCAGCTTCCTTCTCCTTAATCTCAAATCCTATACCACCCCACTCAAACCTACTCTCAAGTAAAGCAGTGTTGTTAGATATAACAGGATGACCTGCACCAATCTCTACAAATGTACCAAATGGTTTACCATCTAGCATACACAATACCCACATGTCTTGATAACATTGGGAAAAATTTTGATGACTTACCAAATCAAGTTTAGGAAATCTATATCGAAGTTGATCCTTTTTATCAGGTGTATAAAAAGTAGGCAACTGCCACGCATTAGGATCGGTCATATTTGTAATGTAGAGTTATCTTTTGCAAGATGAATGATCTTTCTATCGTATGTATAATGTGGGAAACACTCTGGATATGCATAGTCAGGTGACAAAGCATTTACTTTATCTTCATTCTCCAAGAAGAACTTATTAATCTGACTTTCATCATGCCACACTGCTATTATATCATTCTCATAATCCTTGTCAACTCTATCCCTCAGAGTCTTCATCATAGGAATAACATGTTTAACTTGTCCACCCCATAGACACCCTTGATAATAATTCTTTTGTTCACCTTCTACATATGCTTCTGACTTAGGATTAGTTTCAAATGTACCAGTGTAGTCTGCATAATGACATGGGTGATGTACAGCAAGGTATTCTTTCTCTGGATCTAGAATCTCATGAGAGAATATCTTTTTGTTAACTACCATGTCTGCGTCAAGAAAGAGTACCCAATCGTACTTAGATAACTCCTTCTCTGCCTCAAGGATAGTATGGAATCTTTCCAGCGTGATTGCTGGCCATGCTTTATGTTCTATCGGATAGATAGACATATTGTCTGGAGTACCCTCCAGTTCACCATCCGTGAAGATAAAATACTGCTTGTTAGCATCTGGCATTAGATGCTCTTCGCATTGTTCATAATATCTTGGAAGGAAATCAAGGTACTTGTTAGTACCTATGAATATTATAGCCACATTTGTCATAGTTTCATCCAACCTTCGCAGTAGAGATCTTGTGTATTGTTCCGTTGATCCAACGGAGGTCCGAACCATTTGCTCGGAGCTATTACTTGTTTGTTTACTGATTCTGAGAGCCATGCACCCCACCAAGAAAAAGAACTATTTGCGATGATGAAATCAGAGCACATAATCATTAAACAAAGATCAACATATTGATCTCCTGACTCGGAGATCATAAACCTATCATCAGCAAATAGAGGTTGCTCGTGACACCACGCTGGATCATCAGAGAGAACAACCACAGGTCTGTCGCTATCGAAATAGGACAGTGCTTTTTCATAATATTCTAGCGAAACTATAGGATGATGTCCATACTGAGCGTAGTCAGTTCGTCTCACATGTAAAGCGATAGATTTATTTAGACCCTCCATCATCTCCATGCAGGGATTTTTTATGTCGTCTTTGAATGTAAAATCTTTTATTAATTCATCTCTAACATTTAAAAAATACTTCTCTGACTGGAAGAATCCCCATAGGGTAACCCAGTCAGGACAATTGTTAAACAACTCCTCATCAAAATGGAATTGTTTCTCTTGTAACACAGGTCTCTTAGCATCTATCCATTGTATCTGTAACGGATTAAATGTTTCTAATTTAAATGGCATGAAGAGTTGATGCTCTTCCCATGCATCTGCATTACTCTTGAACTTAGAAGGGGGTACACAATATTGATACCCCATGTTCTTTGCTATACCTTTCACTGCAGAATACTGGAACATCTGATTTGCTAGACGCTCCTTCTTCTTGCCCACATGATTAATACCAATCATTTTTTATTTTCTTTAAACCACTCATATGCTTTTGCTAGGCCAGTATCAAGATCATACTTAGGTTTCCAACCCTTAGCAGTGATCTTACTATAGTCTAATGGTCTTTTAGGTGTTCCATTAGGTCTACTAGTATCCCATTCAATCTTACCAGTAAACCCTGTAAGGGCAGCAATCTTATGTGCTAGGTGGAAGATAGAAACATCCTGGCCTGATCCAACATTGATGAGTTCTGCATTGTCATAGTGCTCTACAGCAAACATACAAGCATCTGCTAGATCATCCACATAAGTAAACTCTCTCATCGGAGTACCATCACCCCAACAAGTAACAACATCACCAGCATTACTAAACTTAGTCATCAATGCAGGGATGACATGACCATTCTCAGGATGGAAGTTGTCTCCTGGTCCATATAAATTAGAAGGCATCAATGAAACACCTTTAAATCCATACTGCTTGTTGTACATCTTAAGCATCTCTATGCCATGTATCTTAGCAATAGCATATGCTTCATTAGTAGGTTCTAATTCACCCGACAATATAGACTCCTCCTTTACAGGAGTCTCAGCAAACTTAGGATAGATGCAAACACTACCAAGGAACACAAACTTCTTAACAAAGTATTTGTATGCCCAATGAATCAGATTAGTCTGAATCATTGTGTTCTGATAGATAAACTCTGCTGAGTATGCATCATTAGCATGAATGCCACCGACTCTAGCAGCAGCATCAAAGACATAATCAACTTGATGAGTCTCAAAGAACTCCTTGACCTGTAAGGAGTTGGTTAGATCAAGTCTTTTCCTATCCCTAGTAAGAATGTTCTGATAACCTTGATCTTGGAGTTTACGAACAATGGCAGAACCAACAAGTCCCTTGTGTCCTGCCACGAAAATACAATCGGTCTTATTCATTGTCCTCAGCTTCATGGAATGATTACTTCGGGAGTAGGTAGAGGGAATAATAAACGCTTACCTTTAAACTTAGGATTCTTAATGAAAAAATCTTTAAAGTGCCAAGGTAAAACAATATACACATCATACTCTTGCTCCATTACCTTCTCTTCAGAGAGGATAGGGATCCAAGTTCCTGGTGTATATGATCCATCCTTATCAGGATTAACATCACCAACTACACTAATATCATTAGGAGTAACTTCCCATGTTTGGAGTGTTACATTACCCTTAGTACTAGCACCTAAAGCACAGACTGTAGCTTTGTTCTCCTTATAAAAGGTTAACATCTTCCAGAATTGTTCTCTATTCTGTACTAATCTAATAGCAAAATCTTTCCAAGGTTTAGTTGTATTCAACTCTTGATCTAATTCACTAGCAAGGATAGCAGTAAGTTTAGTAGTACATTCCTTACGCTTACTGCTGCTCTTAGCAACAACAACAGATATACTACCACCATTAACATCATTAAAATCAAAGTCAACGATCTTAAACCCTGCCTTGTCCATGATATATTTGAGTTGCCTCATACCATAGTATGATAGATGCTCATGACATACAGTGTCAAAGGAATTAACTCTTAGCATCTCAGGCATATAACTCTGTTCGAGTACCCATATACCATCACCATCAAGACAGTCATAAACCTGTCTAGCAAAATCACATGGATCCTCTAGGTCATAGAACATAGAGAATGATGTGATAACCTTTGCCTTCTGCTTACCATATCTCTCATGGAATGTATCAGCAGAAAAGAAGTCAGCAATGTAATTAACATTTTCAGGAATATAATCCTTAAACTTCTTAGAGGTAGGATCAATACTAACTAACTGACAATCCTTGGGGAAGAACGATAAGAAAGTTCCATCATTTCCTGCGATGTCACATACAATATCACCTGAGTCAAGCTTGACATCAGACATGATCTTGTCTGCCTTACGCTTAAGGTGCTTGACCATGCTACCATTCAATCCAGAACGATACCCATACTCATCTCCATACATGGTAGGGAGATCAAAGGTATGTTCTAGTTGTACATGACCACAACCACCTTTAGATTCATCACACTTAACAAGGGTCAATGGACCTTTGTACATTTCAGGATCAATCTCTTTAGGAAATATACCTGACAAATATTGATCACCAAGGTCTAGAACGACTTCGTAATGTTCGTTACCACAGACTCTACACTTGGTTATTTTGTGAAATAATTTCATTGTCCGTAAATACACATGTCTTCAACGAGATCTTTAAAAGATAACTCTGGTTCCCATCCTAAGACTTCTTTTGCCTTAGTAGCATCACCTAGAAGTTGTTCAACTTCTGTTGGGCGGTAGTATTTATCGCTCACTCTGATGATGTCTCTGCCCATAGCAGCACAGTAACCTTTCTCTTCTAACCCCTCACCATGCCAGCGTATTTTAAAACCAAAATACTCTGCAGCATGTTCCACAAACTCTCTTACACTATACATTTTACCAGTAGCTAACACAAAGTCGTCTGGTTTGTCATGTTGTGTAATCATCCACATGCCTCGGACATAATCCTTAGCATGTCCCCAGTCTCTCTTAGCATCTAAGTTACCTAGCACTAGTTCATGCTGCAACCCTGATGAGATACGAGAGAGTCCCATTGTAATCTTACGAGTTACAAAGGTCTCACCTCTTCTCTGGGATTCGTGATTGAATAGGATACCATTACTAGCATGGATACCATATGCTTCACGATAGTTCTTAGTAATCCAATAGGAGTACAACTTAGCACACCCATAAGGACTACGAGGATAGAAAGGAGTCTTCTCGTTCTGAGGAACTTCTTGTACTAATCCATACAACTCTGAGGTAGATGCTTGATAGAACCTACAGTCATGTTCTAGAAGACGAATAGCATCTAGAAGACGAAGGGTTCCAAGGGCATCTACCTCACCAGTATATTCGGGCATCTCAAATGATACCTTTACATGACTCATAGCAGCAAGGTTGTACACCTCATCAGGTTTAATCTTTTGAACTAAACTAATGATGCTACCTGAGTCAGTCAAATCTCCATAGTGGAGTTGGATCTTCTCATATATGTGATCGATCCTATGCGTATTAATAAGAGAAGCACGACGAACTATACCATGAACTTCATAACCTTTCTCAAGGAGAAGTTCGGACAGGTACGATCCATCCTGTCCCGTAATACCAGTGATCAGAGCTTTCATTATCCAAGTGTTATAGTATCTTCATCAGGAGCACCTATATTAAAAATTCCAGTTGATCCAATACCAGTAGTAATAGAATCAGTACCTAAACCAGTAAAATCAAATTGTACTCCATCTGTTGTAATGAAATCAGTATCTACATCACTCATTGTAAAAGGTGGAGTTGCATCAGATACTCCAGCATAAGTCGTATATGGTGATCCAAAAATGCTTGTTGTGGAGGATGCTTTGTCTGCTCTATTTCTAGCACCTATGTAGTGCTGGAACAGTTCTTCAAGCGTTGATGTTTCCTCATCACTATTTAGGGCTGCTACCAATGCAGTCTTTAATGCGTCCGATGCTTTTTGATATGCATCATACTTATGATTCTGTCCACAAGACATGATAATTTTAAGTTACTATCAGGTATTATAGACTATCCTTCTACTCTTGTCAATTCTTTTTTTAACTCTTCTATCTCAAACTTAATACCCTTCTCAGATAGAAGAATCATTTTAGATAGAGTCATCTCCTTAGTATAGAAGATGACTGGTTGATTTCTACAGTCTCCACTCATGCTAAAACTTCCTTACGCTTGAACCCACCTTGTTTACAAAAGTACAACTGATGATTCTCTGTGGTCACATAGTAACCATCTATATCCTTACCATCATCGGTATAACCATACGCTTTAACCCTCTCCTCGATACCATCTATACGAAACTTTTTATCACCGTGGTGTAGGTAGTCTTGATAGATTGTGTCTAGGCTGATCATCGTTCCTCGAAGGTTAATTTGCGGATTTTACGCTTGCGGCGTTGCTGTTGCCATTCTAACTGATCTTCAGTCAAATGTCCAGCTTCCCTGACATTTGTATTTAAACATTTAACATTCGCTAAAGATTTCGCTGTGAATGAGGTATCATCCACTACCATTTGGTTCTCACAACCACATACTTGTGGCTTACCTGTACTAGTAATTATAGTATTACAAACTAAACATTGTACTCTCATTAGAAAAATACTACCTCTGTAAATCTTGTTTGTTCTTTAAAATAATTTCCCACAATATTCTGGCCATGATGTATATGTCCAGGGAAAACTGCCATACAATTAAACTTGGACATGATACTTAACTCAGATCTAAATCCATCATCCACAGTTTTCCAAGGTTTATCATGCTCAAGATCATCATCAAGTGATTCAGATGAATATAAAACAGTACCAGCACTATCTCCTACATCAGGATTCAAATAAGTACAACAGTTTATTTTATTATCTTGATGGGGATGAAAGAACATCTCTTCTCCTGGATGATCATCAATCATTCTAAACTGATTATATCTTGATAGTGGTACATCCTTATCCTCTACATGATAGAACTCTTTTATTTTATCGTAAAGATGAATTCTTGATACATCCCACCTGTTATCAACAACATGTTGTCCATCATAAAAAAACTTTCCATTCTTAGAATCTTTTGTAACATCTTTATGAGTTCTTATTGGACACTGCTTAAGATATTCATATACTCTAAAAGGTTTTTTATATATATCATGAATGTATAGTATAGGAATATTCCTAAAGGGAATAACATGAACTGACCATTCAGAATTAATTTCAAAATCATCAAATGTAAAAAAATTATCCATTATTTAAACATAAATGTATAGTTGACTCGGCGGTTTTGTTTACCACCGTACATTGCCACACCATTGGTCTTATGAAAGTATTTAGAATCAAATAATATAATTCTATTATAGTTGTATGGAATATACCTTGCCTTTGCACCACTATCCTTTAGATATTTTCGAGCTTTCTCTTCATTAGAATTGTAATCAGACCACTCCCAATCCTCAGGTGGTTTCTTATCGTAAATAACAAGACCATTCTTAGTAGGATCTTCTGCAGAATCATTAGATGTTACCCACAGATTAACATTAATACTTGCTGGATCCGCATGAGGAGTAACACCTTCTGCTTTATTATCATAAACAAATGCCCATCCTCTATCAAATTCCAAATCATGTAATGGAGAGAATGCTACATGAATAGCATTAATAACATCAGGTAGTATTTGAAATGGAAATTTATCCCGTGTAAAATTAATAGAATGATATCCCCACTTAGAATAATCATCATCTATTTCTTCATAATTAATTGCTAGATCATGAAGATCATCCACAACAGTTTCAAAAAGATAGTCATCAATAATTACATAACCATCTCTATCAAAAGCTTCCTTTACAGTATCAGTCACCGCTAGAATACTCCTGTTTATTAACAAATTTAAATGCTACAGTAAATCTATGATAACTCTTGAATGGTGTTGCTCTATGAAGAAGATTTGAATCAAATTTAACTAGACTATTAAAATATGGAGGCACTCCAATAATCTTCCTATCTACATAAAACTCTGTCCAACCACCTTGAGCAACATCATATTCCCAAAGTTGATGCTTTGGATAATATAAAAATGTTATTTGATCAGAATTTTCACAGCAATCCTGATGAAAATTTGCAAGTTCTCTAGGTGAAAAACAATTTATATACAATCGATAACAAACATAGTTTTCAAGTAATTTTGGATACTTAATAGATATACCTTTATGAAAACAATCCCAAAATAATTTACAATCTTCAGTATTGTGAAGAAGGTTCTCCGAAGCATCAATATTATATACATCATGAACCAGACCAGTAGGAGGTCTTGGATCTAATGAAGAATCATCAGTCTCTCCATAAGTATAGTATGCATTATGCACATACTCACTAACCCATTCAGATATATCTTCTGGAAAGAAGTTATCTACAGCTTCAATTTTTGGTTTCATGATATCCTAGGTACTCTAATACATGTTGTCTAATTTCCATCAGTTCATTATAACACTTTTGGTTACGAGCACACTGACGGAGTTCGTTATCAGGTTTTAAAACACTTTCAATAAATAAACTTTTTGCAGAAGCTTCTGCTTCCTTTTTCTTAGCAAAAGGGATTGGTAAAGGAGTGTATTCATACCCATGTTCTTGTAGGTATTCAAAGTCTTCTTTACTTAGACCTGATTCTTCTTGGTTCATAATTTTTCATGTATCAAAGAAACTTTTTTCTGTTCCATTAGAACTCTAAAGACTGTAGTAAATCTATAGACATATGGAACTAAAGGTGCAAGACCTCTATGATTTATCCAACCAGGAAAAACAACAACTCTTCCTGGTATGTAGTCATGCTCTTCTAATATTGTACCATGCTCATCCAACATTTGAAACTGTCCACCCCATTCAGGTTTCCACTTTGTATTATTCATTACCATAATAGTATACTCATCATGATTTGCTCCATCAGTATGACTACTACCATTCTGTCCTTGATACTGAAGATTTACATCTATCCTTCTTAAGTAAATAGGAACTTTAAATATTTCTTCTTCAAGAACTTCAAATGCATCAAAAAATTTTTCAGCATAATCATGTAAAAGAGTAACTCTATTAAGACCTTCTCTTGCAAATATATCTACACCCATAAGTCTATGACTTCCTTCCCTACCATTAGGAAAGGAAGTTGGATTGGCTACATTTGTCGTATATATTGGCACATCATCTAACAAAATTTGTTCCCATTCTGCTAGGAATGACATATCATATAAGTCATCAATCACATGTGCGATCATTATCTAACTTCTCAAAGAATGCATCAGCGTGAATAAGTTCATCAATAAGATGAATCATTTTGCTTATATGTTTTGCTATAAATGGCTTCTCAGTTCTAGCTGCAAACGATAAAGCATTTCTCAAATTACCTTCTGCTTCCCTCATAGAATCTTCTACTTGTTCTGATAAAGCCATGAAATTAATTACTTTTTTGTATTTAGTTGAACATATTATAAGACCCCTGACTCAAAGAGTCAAGGGTCTATTTGTATTTGAATTGAATTAAATTGACTTAAACTAGAATGTCCCTACATATTCTCTTGCAGGAACTGTGATCGTCTTCGCACTCGATCAAGCAATCAAAGTAGTCGTTGACTAGATTTTCCTCATCTGAGGAATCGAATTCCGTCCATTCTGCTAGTTGATTGAATGAAATCGTATTGTGACCAGACATTAACTTTAACCTCCTTTAACCTTAACCTCATGATGTAGAGAATCAGGTCATGTGTTTGTCCTTAATTCTATCATTATTTATACAATTGTGGTAATTCCAGGACAAGCCTACTTAACAAAAATAAATGCCTACGCACTTGTACTTACTGCCTCATAATCTGCTTGGAATAATTCCAATCCTTTATCAGTAAGGATATGATTGTACATCTTCTCAAAGACTGTTGGTGGCATAGTAACTATGTCTGCACCATATTCAAATGCTCTACCCACAGACCTTACATCTCTTACAGATGCTGCTAGAACTTCAGTCCTTACCATATGCTCTCTGAATACCTTAGCAATATCCTTAACTAAGCATAGACCACCGAATGAATTATCATCCACTCTACCCACAAATGGTGAAACATATGCAGCACCTGCCTTAGCAGCAAGGATTGCTTGTGCTTGTGAAAAGATAAGAGTTACATTAACTCTGACACCATTATCAGATAATTCTTTACAAGTTTTTAATCCTTCTGGTGTACATGGAACTTTGATAGTGCATACATCCTTATACTCAGCAGCAAGTCTGTTACCTTCAAAGGTCATATCTTCAACAACTTCCATGCTGATATCTGGTATACCTGCTATTGATAACTCACGGTACACATCTTCTGGATCCTTTCCACCTTTCCTGATAAGAGTTGGGTTAGTGGTTACACCATCAATCAATCCAGTCTCAAAATGTTTAAGAATGGTTGGGACATCTGCAGTGTCTAAAAAGATTTTCATTTTAATTAAAAAGTAGATTAAAAGCAACAGTTTTTCTAATACTATTAGATTTATGAACAGTTACTCCATGCATCATATAAGAAGGAAACAATAACACTTGTCCTCTTTTACCTTCAACATAATACCTCGATTGTCCTAAGCATAATTCCCTCCATTCCTTAGAAATTTCTGAATGATGCCTATGTTGAAAATAAAACTTAGAATCATTCTTCTGATAATCAGTTAGAAAAACTACACCAGATAGATGTAAAGGAAGATGATCATGAGTTTCTTGAAAAAATCCTTTTGTATAAGTATTTCTCCAAATCTCATGCAAAGAAATGTTTAAATTATTATCAAGAGATAAGTCTTTAAAAAATAAATCCAATGAAGGAAAAAATATATCAAGACCTAGAGATAATCTCTCCGACTTTATTAAACAATCATTTGTCCATTCAAATCCTTGATCCTTATGAAGATTTGCATTCTCTAAAGCATTTAATAACTCCTCTTTATTAGGAGGATCTATTAACGAATGAAAAGAATGAACAAAAGTATTATGTATCATAATAATCCTTACGGTAATATCTACCTAGGATGTTACTATTATAATAGGCAGGTGTCCCATCAGTCAAGCTCTCTGTCAGGACATTGTTAAGAAACAACTGTCTAGTCTCTTCAAAATTCACCTTGCCTGTTGTTGCATGGGTGGATAAGATCTCTCGCTTGAAGCAGGTGTTCCCAAGTAATCTTCTATCTGCTTTAAGTTCGTCAGAGCTTCCATAGTATCTCTTCCAGTCACTCTCAGTCGTAACCCGTCTCTTACCACCTCTAGGTTTACGCTTTTGCCAAAAGTATTTGCGTCCAATGTATTGTTTGCCTGTCTGGAGATTAGTAATCCTGTAGACAAAACCGAACTGGTCGCCAATATCATCAGTAGTGAAAGGTTTACCCTCATATAACCAGGGGTTTTCATAAACTCTATCTTCAACCATTTCATAATTTTTATATTAATTCTGGATTATTTAGCACACCCCTTCTTCTTTCTTTTTTTACTTGCTTCCCATAGATGATCTACAAACTCAGCAACGATTGGTTTTTCTGAGTCTGCTTTAAACTTTTTGTCCTCACCTTCTTTCTTAACCTTCTTAGCAGCCTTCTCTGCTGTCATTATATTAGTTGCTCTTTCTCTTCTATCATCTTTAATCTTCTTGACTGCTTTCTTTTTAGCATCTAATCTTGCTTTGTTTGCTTTCTCTGCCTGAGATTGAGCAGCACTTAATCCTGCTGATTTCTTAGCAGTACTACCTGCTTTAGGTTTTGGTTTATATCCTGGTTGATTTAATGCATTGATACCATGACCAACAACACCAGCAGCAGACTTAGCAGCAAATCCTAATGTTTTACCAGCAGCTTTACCAACTGCTTTAACTGCACCACCAACACCTTCTCTCATTTCATCAGGTACATTATCCTCACTACCTGATACCTTAGAAGCATACTCTCTTCTCTGTAACTTTCTCTTTGCTCTAGCACCAGCATCCATTGCCTTCTCTGGTTTCTTCTCTTCCTTTTTCTTCTTACCTAACCATCCTTCAGTCTTAAGTGCTTCCTTTTCTGCTATCTTTCTTTCTTCTCTACGCTTTAATACTGCATCCAACTTTGCCATCTTTGCTTTAGCAGATGGTTTACTTTTCCTAGAAAGTTCTTCTTCAACAGAACAAGGTGTAGTATCCTCATGCTCTATAACTTTACCATCCTTATCTTTTTGATGATGCTCATCCACCTTTTTTTTAGATGGTTTTTGCTGAGCTGCCATGAACGCTCTGAACTTTGCAGAATTTATTCCTGTGTCAGGATCATCCATCCTTTTTTGTTTTGCACTTCTTGTATCTCTTTCAGGATTGCGTTGATAACCTTCAACCATCTCACCTTCAGGTTCATAAGACGCAACAATATCTTCACCAGCACCTTGCCTAACAGCTTGCACTTTCTTCTGCAAGACCTGCCTCTTGATCATCTTTAATCTTTTAGCTTTAGGATCTTCTTCAGCTTGCTCTATAAAATTTC